TTGTCCAAGATACAACAATATTAAATGGTTGACTTGTAGAAGCTGTCAAACTTGTTGGTGCAGCAGGTGCATCTGTTGGTGCAGATATAGTTATATTTACAGCACTTGTATAAGCACTAGCAACACCGTTAACATCTATGTGTCTAGCCTTGACATTGTAAGTTTTTCCTACTACAACGTTAGGTATGAGTGCTACAGATACGCCTTTGCCTACCGTGAAATCAGAAGTATATGCACCATCTGTTGATAGCTTATATGCTACTTCTGTAAGCACAACTTTATCACTAGAATTATTTGTCCAACTTGCTTTTATGTCCACTTTTGTTGTTACACCATCTTTATTGGTTTGTTGTGCAAGAGATAAACTAGATGGTGCAGTTACACTATAATCACCAGTACCAACATCACTACCTTCTGATTGTCCTGTACTATAATCATTTGTAGCAAAATCAAAAACGCTAGATGCAACTTCTTTGAGTTGCAACCTTGTAGCCATTAAAGGAACATCATCTTTTTGTATAATTTCTAAATTAGTAGATATAACTTCAAAAACTTTTTGTGAATAATCTAATCTTGTATTTGTTACGTAAACCCAATCACTAGGTTGTAAACGCATAAACTTTAAACTTGTCAAAAGACTTATAGCAGTAGTTTGTCTTTGACTTTTTAAAGCAATCCTACCTAATCTTTGTGCCATTGTATCTGTAACTGTAAAAGGCAATTGTACTTCCATGATTTTTACATAGTTTGCTGTTGATTCACCAGTAGGAGTATCAGCATTTAGGAAAGTGGTATCTTGGTATACTTGTGCATCTGCACCTACATAATTTTGCGTTGAATCTACATAAATAGGTTTTACAGAGTTATGCAAATCGCCTGTATTTGGTTTTGTAGCTACCTGTACAACGTCTAATAAATCATCATCTGTAATTGTTAATGATGGTGTTTGTGATGCACCAGCAAAAACATTGAACTTACCATTTACATAAGTAAGCTTTCCTGCCATAGAACTTAATAATCCCTCAATAACACCATCACCACTTGCAGAAAAAGTTGTAAAACCATTTGCAGTATATCTAGTTTCTGTGCTTGAACCATCTGCAAGTGTAACAGTCTGTTCGCAAGTGTTAGCAGCACTTGCAAAACCACCTGCATTTGTTGTGTCATTTATTTCACTTGTTGTAGCTTTGATACCATATTGTGTATCTGTCAAATAATCTCTTATATGTAATGCAGGATTTTGTGTCCAAGTAGTATTGTTAGTTCTAGGGTCAAAACATTTTTTGCCTTTTACTAAAAAAGATATTGCTGGTATACCACCACCAAAAGCTTCTGCATCAAAAACCATTTGCACGTATACATACGCAACACCTAAAAATTTATCTGTACTACCCATAGAAGATAGTTGTGCATTCATAAAACCATCTACAGCAGTTTGACTACCATCTTGTATTGAAAATCTAATTAATCTACCACTACCAAAGTTGTTGTCATTATCTGTGTTTGTATAATCTGAATTGGTTACTGTGTGTACAGTAGAACCACTAATCGTGCTAGTTGTTGTTGTTAAATCATTGTCGTTTAATCTTACTTTTGTTATTTCTTCTACTTCATGTCCTGCAACTGCAATTACCATGTGCAATAAAAAGTTATCTGTGCCTGTTGTTTCCATGTGTACAATAGTGCCACCTACTCTTGCTTGTCCATATATTAACTGTCTTGGTGCAATTGCTTCTCTTGTAGAAAATTTAGTACCGAAGTTACCTGCTGTCGCATCTATACTTTTAGATTGCATTTTTTGTACTAAACCTGTTAGTAACTGTGTAGCAAAAGTCACTGCTGCTACAGAAACAGCACCAGCACTTAAACCAAAAGCAACAAAGTTTGCTGCAAAACCACCAGTGCTTACAACAACAAAAGCAATAAGTGCAGCTACAACAGCATTTTTTATTTGTTTAGCCATCTATACGCCAAACTCCTAGTATATTTACATTTGTTTTTACACCAATACAATCATCTGTTGGTGTTAATATATACATACCATCACTTATACCAACAAGTTGTGATTCTTCTTCATATACAACCAAATCACCTTTTGTTACAAAATTAGGATTTATTTGATTTACTTTTTTTGCAATACATGCTTTTTTTATACTTGTTAGTAAATCACCGCCATAATCTTTGATAGCTTTCATTGCAGTTTTTTCATCTTTCCAATGTAATTTTTTTGGTATTAAATCTTCACCTGTTATTTCTTTGATAAGACTATTAGCAAATTTACAACAATCCCAAGAACCCCAAGCAAATGGTTTGTTCTTGTTTTTATTAATAAAAGAATCAAATAATATTTCCCAATCAACTTTTTTCTGTATCATGGCTCACTCCTATTACGTGCAATAATTCTTGCCCTTGGATTGCTATTATTACGACCACCTACTGAATCAGATGATTTGCCCCATACAACTTCTTTATCTTGTAAAGAAGCTACTCTGTTAAATCCTGTATCACCTGAATGTAAAAAGTTTTGTGATTCTTTTGTGTATCTAAAGTTACTTGGTCTATCTAAATCTATCAATCTATTTTCTGCATCAATTGTTATGGTAGAACCTTCAGGTGTATCATTAATTGTTAGTGTAGTCATACGACCTTTGAAAAGAACAAGCGTTCCTGCTACTTCATTTGTGCCACCCATAACATATCCTAAAAATAATGTTATAAATCTATTTTGGTAATTTTCTGTAAGTGCTAAATTTAAAACTGTGGTATCCATGCCTGTAATACCAACAGTCAAACCAGCAGATTTAAGGTCTGTATTTTCTTCTACATTAGATATAGACAGTAATTGTCCTGCACCAGTATATGTTTCTGAACTAATGGTTATATCATCTGTTCCTGTCCATAGTCTTATCGTGTCAGAATCAAACTCTGCTTTGATTGCAAGAAACATTGCTTGTTCATCTGCACCTAACCTATTGACAATAGAACTATCTAATCCCTGTCGTGTCGCCATTTAAATAACCTCAGTACATGAAAAACTTATACCATAGTTTGATATTCTATCTGCAGACCAACTTACTTCATTGCTTGTTAATCTAAAGTTACCTTTTGGATTTGTAAATACTACATAATGACCACTAGCTAAATCAGACCTTAACTTTGGTTCTGTTTTTACTGCATAAAAATCATTACCACTATCTGTTGTTGCAGTAGCATCTTCTGTAACCATGACTAGTTGTGTGGGTATACCTGTTGTACTTGCAGAAGATTGTATTTGTAAATAATCACCTTTTTTAATTGTGCCACTTGCACCACTTGCAGATGCACGTAAACATAATCCAGTTGCACCTTTTACATTTGTTCTTACTTTACAACTTGCAGTAGAGTTTTCTGTTGTAAATTCACCATCTGTTACAACTACTGTATTGCTTGTTACAGTTGTTACCTTAAAAGTACCATTATTTTCTTCATTTGTTGCACCTGTAATTACAATGAAATCACCTACTTTTGTGTCTGCAAATGTAGAAGCACCTGCTGTTAATGTACCATCATTTGCAAAAGATAAAGTTACACTTGAACTGTTAGTTCTTAGTTCGCTTGTAAGAAAGCTTGTTGAGTATGTACCTAAGTTACTTAAAGCATCAGGGTCAGTAAATTTAAATGTATTAACTGGTCCATTTAGTTCTAATAGAAATGATTGCCAATTTAAAGCAACATCTCTACGCATTGGTGGCAAAGATACTTCTGCATTCCAACTCACACCGTCAAACTCTTGTGTTTTTGTTTTACCAGTAAATGGTGAAACAGTTGTACCAACAGTTCTAATTAACGAAAAATTGCTAGTCACAAAGTTAGGCGTTGTCGGCATTGTAATTAATTTAGCCACCTTGTAATGCTCTCCTATAGTTACCACCACGAACTGCTGCTTCTGCTACTGCACCTTTTGTAACATCTGCTATCTGTGGCATTAGTTTCATAACCTCTGCTCTAACAGTAGGTACAACACCAGTAGAAAAGTTTATGGATTGATTTATTACGGTTGTTCCACCACCCATAGCATTTTTACTATTCATATTATTCATTATAGTGCCACCACTATGTGGTATAAATATTTCAGGTCCACGTTCTCCAACAAGTGTTGGCATATTTCTTTGTACAGTACCACCACCAGCATTTGTATCTGTAGGATTTGGATTTCTCAATGTTGACAATCTATTAGAACCTTGCAAGTTAAATACACTATTAAGTATTTCATTTACCACTGCCATTTGTAAAAATATAGTAATTATTTGATTTACAATATTTTTTGCAAAATCTGCAAAACTTTGCAATGCACTTTCACCGTTTACTAATGCTTCCACAAACTCGTTTGTAAAAGCTTGTGATGAATTTATGATTGCTTGTCGCATTTCTGCAGACATACTTGTTACTTCTTCCATACCGTCTCTAACTTCTTGTAAAAATTCTTCAATTGTATTTGTTCCTAATAAATCTTGTATTATCTGATTACGTTCAGCTTCTGCTCCACCAAGTATAGGTCCAAACTGTAGTGCTAATCTAAGTTGTGCATCTACTGATTTATTTATTATTGCTTTTAATCTCTCTAAATCATTTTTAATTAAATCGTCAATTGTTACTCTTGCATCTGCAATCTGTTTTTGCAACTTAGTGAAAAGTTTAAAATCAGTAAGTTCATCAGCAGTAAACTCATCTTTAAAATCTTGTGTTGTTACTACTAACTTTTCAATTTCTGCATCAAGTGTTTCTAAGTCTCCTAAACCACCACGAACTGCATTTTTAAAATCTTCAAAAGTTTTAACGTTTCCACTGATTATTTCACGTAACAAATTACCCATATTTCTTAGGTCAGTAATTGCACGTGCAAATATAAATATCGTATCTACCAATTCAACTATTGCAGTAATTACATTAGTTATTGTTCCAATAATTAGACCAAAAATTTGACCTAATGGACGTAATGTTTCTACTAAACTAGCTGTAGCTTTTGATAAATCAATAAAAGATTGTCGCAATCCAATACCACCAACACCATCACCTATAGATATTGCAAACTCTGAAGTTTGGTCTTTTAAGTTTGATATTGCACCTGATAAGGTGTTAAAACGTTCTTCTATTGCAGTTGTAAATTCTTCTCGTCCAATCTTACGTAAGAATTCAACAATTGATTCTCCTGACCTTTCTATTTGTGTTGTTGTACCATCAAAAGTAACTGTTATCTTATCGCCTTGTTGTCTTGCTACCACACCAAACTGTTTTAGCATTTCCATTTCACCAGTAGTAGCGTTAAATGCAGCTTGTGCAAGTTGCGTAATACTTTTACCCATACCAGCAGCAAAGTTACCAAAGTCCATCAAAGCATCACTAGTTGGTACAATACCAGCTTGTTTTAAGGTTATAAATGCCGTAGCAACTTCTTCTATTTGGAATGTTGTTTGTGCAGTAAATGCTCTAATTAAATCAAAAGATTTTGCAGCGGCTTCTGCACTACCTGTTACTGCTCTCAACGTAGCTTCTAAATCTTCAAACGTTCTATTGATTTGTACAACTTTACCAAGAACTGCACCAGCACCAATTGCAACAAGTGCTTGTTTCATTTTTGCAAACGCTTGATTTGCACTTTTGGTTGTTTTTTTTGTTGTATTGAGCTTTTTGTTTACGTCATTGAGACCTTTACGTAACTTTTTTGTTTCAGCTCGTATTTCTACAATTAATTGGTCAACTGTTGTAGCCATTAGTCTGGGTATAATTCCATTAATTCATTTAACCTATCTTTGGACATAGGTTGATTCTGTTGTTCTCCACCATTAAATTCTACAAAACCATCTATAGCCATGTATATTTCTTGTGGTGATGATTTCCAAAAGGTATTAGGTGACATGTGCATCATACCTACGCAAATTGTAAAAAAACGTTTGATAGGTAAGCTTTCACTTTCTAACTCACCTTTTCTAACTTTCCCTCATCTGTACCTTCATTTGAATCATCAGTTAGAGATTTTGCAAGTAGGTTTGCAACAGCAGTAGTTGCTTTGACAATTCCTGTGTCTTGAACAAGTTGTACAACATCTTTGTGTTGTAAATCATTGCCACCACCACGTAATGCAGGTAATAAAACATTTATAATTTCAGACATTCTTATATCAGCTTCACTCATTTTTGTAGCTAATTTAAGAATACCCATATTACAAGCATCCTCTATTTGCATTATTGCATTTATGGTAAGTCTACATTTGTAGTCTTTACCTGCTAGATTTACTGTATACTCACCCTTCAGTTTGTTTGTCATCTGACTTTACTCCTTTATCTAAAGTTGCATTTGCAACCTGTATTGTTTGTATATTGTCTCTGTAGTCTACGTTTGTAGATAGAACCTTAGTTTCTTTGCCATCAATAGTTACGGTTTCACCAACTTTTATATTAGCTGGTAAAACCAGTGAACCTTTATATAACATACCATCTATTAATGTTTTGTTATATTTAACTTTAACTTGCTTCATTAGACTGCTGCAAATGTTATATAACCTGCAGATTCAAATGCAAAATTATAAGTCGCTTCACCGTTAAACTCTCCTGAAAACTCCATACTTGCAATCATAAAAGAACCAGTATAAGTTCCTAAATCTGGAATTAAGAACTGGAAGTTTTTAAATGTAGGTGTTTGTGCAGATGAACCATCAGATGTATTTTGTTGTGCCTGGAATGTAGTTCTTACAAGTGCTTCTGCTGTTGAATCAGTAAAAACTCCTGACCCACTAACTGAAATACTGTTTACTCCTGCACCAACCAACAAAGTACGTGTTCCTTCACTATCTTTATTAGTTATATCTACTGCTTCATCATTAAGAGTTATAGATGTAGACCTAAGACCACCGATTGTTACATAAGTAGAACCACTGGTGTTAATCTTCATTAAGACATCTTTACCTTTTTGTGCTGCCATATTTTTCTCCTATAAAATTAGTTTGTACCTAATATTATTGCTCGGAATCGCATGACTCCATGTCTAGTAACACCATCTGGGTCTCTCATTATATCACTGAATTCAAATCTAAGGTTTATTAGATTGAAACCAGTAACCGTTAAGTTTATATCATGCAATAAATCGTGTACCTTGTCCATTATTTCCTTTGTTTCTTTGCTACCCTTATATTGAGACCATATATGTATGTTAATTGTAAATTCACCACCAGTTAAATCTTTTGTACTAAAATCTACTACCGTTTCTTCACCTAAAGTAATAAATGGATATGTGTTGCCTTCTATAACTTCATCATACACACCACACGATAACGTGGATGTTATTGCACTAACGTTAAGTGCAGAATATACAGCACTCTGTAATGCAAACTGTCCTACACTCATGTAATTAAACCTTCTTGTTTAAAGATTTTTATGATTTTATTTTTATTTTGTACAAATGCAGGGTGCATAAATGGTCTTTCAGTCATATTTGTTGTTCCAAACTCTAAATGTTTAGAATATGGTGCAGCAGATATTATTTGTCCAACAACACTTCCATCTCTATTTGCTTTTACATTCATAGTAATTTGACTAATTAAAAAACCAGTATCACTAGCTGGTGGTTCATTAGGTGCAGATTGCGTATGCATCCTACGTGGTTCATATTTTTGTACTGTTTCACCACTACCACCTGCACGTATACTTGTTATAGCAGTATTTTGTACTACAGATGTACTACGTGTTACTGCAACTTTAGAATTATCTATAGGATTTTTGATTAATCTTTTATTTAAAAGCTTTTTAAAATTATCAACACCTTTTGCCTTCATATTGCTACACCTTCATTGCATAATAGTTTTAGAAATCTATCCCTTTCATCAACATTGATTATGCCTTTTATATTAAATGTTCTACTACCAAAACTTATACGGTGATTTGTTGAAATATTGTCCATAAAACGAATTGTAAGCTCATGTGAGACCTTTTCTTGCACTATCCCTTGTCTATAGGTGCTATCAGCTTTCAATGGCTTAATATTAGCGTAGATAAAAGTAACTGGTGTGTAAGATTGTGTAAGACCACCACCTGCATCACGTGTATTTGTAGCAGTTTCTACCTTGACTCTATAACGCATTTTGCCAATAGAGTTAGACATTTATCCCAGTGCCATAAGAGATGATGAACCTAAACCTCTGTGTACTACATAAGGAGCATATAAACTTCTTAACATAGGTGGATACGGTAACTTTGCATCATACATATCCCCTCTGTGTTCATATAGATATGCTATGTGTTGCAATATACCTAAACGTAATGGTTCAGGCACATTGTATTGTGATGTGTAACCTGCAACATATTTTACTTCTATTGCATTGGCAACTCTTAATGCTGTTGGAAATGTTTCACCAGTTCTTAATACGATTCTTGCTGGTTCTCTTGAATTATCTACATAATATTTTGAACTTGCAAAAGTTGTTTCTGTATCAGCATCATCAAATGTTTTTACGTGTGATACAGATACTACAGGACTTCTTGGTAATACAACGTAATTTTTATAATAATTTAAATACGGGCCTGTTCTTATACCTTCCCACAAAGGGTCTTCTATATCTTCAAAAGCATCAAGGTGTAACACAAGAGTTTGTGTCATTAAGGCTCTACCAGTGTGTTCTTCGCAAAATCTTCTAGCAGTTTCTATGAATGGTCTTATAATCCTTTCATCTGTAGAATCATCAACTCGTAAGTATTCTTTTACTTCTTGTAAAGTTACAGGTTCGGTTGTTGGTGCTGTATTAACTGTTAATCCTGCCATTAGTAAAACACTCCAATAATTTGTGCAGCTATAATAAGAGCATACAAACCCCATATCTGTTGTTCTAAACGAATAAATCGCTTTGAACCTGATTCCATACGTCTTTCTATATTTTCATAACGTAATGCACAAATTTGCTCATGTAGTTCAAGTTTGCTTGTATCAGTTTGGTTTTTTATCTCCGTCATTAGCACTTTCTTCCTCATCTTCCATAGGTTCAGGAAGATTATCTTTTAGTTGTTGCATGTAATGTGCTATAAGTATATCGGCTTTTTCTACTTCAAAATTAGCATTTGCAAGTATTTCATTTTTACTTTTCTGTACTACTGCTAATTTATTGTAGATAACTTTACCTTCATCTGACATATCATCAACTAGGTATTGTTTACTTACATCAACATCATCAACTTTTTCAGTCATAGTCAGAACTTGTGGTTCTGCGTTAGCTGTATTTTCTTTAGCTTCTGCCATAATTAATTCTCCT